TTAAAACCACTATCAGAAATTGATAGTAACTGGAAATCCTATGTAAGTGGCGCTATTAATGCAGAAACAGGCTGGATTACAGGCGATCACGCAACTGGAGCTGATCCTCTAGAATTATTTAAATTTGTTGGTCTTGACAATGGTTCTTCACTTTCAAAAGAAATTAAAATTTCAATTGAAAACGTTAGAGCAACAAAAAATGCAGCAGTTACAAAATATGGAACTTTTGATGTTGTAATAAGAAGCTTGTTTGAAACTAGTAACACAACTTCAACTGTCCTTGAACGTTTTAGCGGCCTCACCCTAGACGAAAATTCAGATTCTTATATCGCAAAAGTAATCGGTGATTCATACCGTTTCTGGGATGCGGTTAATCTTCACTATGTTGAAGTTGGAAATTATCCAAACCGCTCTGCTTACGTTAGAGTACAAATGGCTAGCGACAATATTTCTGAAACAGCTTTACCGCACGGTTTTAGAATTTCATCGCGTCCATCAATCACTGGTTCACTGCCAAGCGGTTCTGGTGTAGCAACAGTTCTTTACCCAACTGCTTCTCTGCTAACAAGCACAGTTAATGGTAACACTGCTAAAACAACGAGATTTGGCCTCGTTGCACACCCAACTTCAAATGCAGACTTAATTGATATTTTAAGACAAAAACCAGCAGTTGCGGTAACATCACAACAAACATTCTCTACTAGATTTATTTCTGGTGGCACTGCGGTTGCTAATAAAGCATATGTTTCAGGTACTTACAACAGTGTTGACGTTCTAACTCAAGGTTTTATTCAAGGCTTTAACGTTCCTGTTTATGGTGGCTTTGACGGGGTTGACATCTTCCAAGAAGAACCATTTGTCAATGAATCGCTATTAGGAACTAGTGCAACAACTATCAACAGCGCCGCTTATCGCACAATTAAACGCGCAATTGATATTACGTCGGACACAGAAGTTCTTGACATGAGTTTACTATGTGTTCCCGGTTTAAAGAATGAATCTTTAACTTCACACATGATTGAAGTTTGCCGTAATCGTGGCGATTCAATGGCGTTAATTGATCTTGTTGGTGATTATAAGTATGCTTATGAAAACAGCGGTGTAGAATCAAAACCAACCTCTGTTACAACTGTTATTTCTAATCTTGAAAGCCGTGCAATAGATAACAGCTATGGCGCTACATACTTCCCAGCCGTGTTTGTTCAAAGAGAAGCTATCTTTATGCCAGCCTCAATTGCTGCACTTGGCGCGTTTGGTGGCACCGAAGGTCGCAGTGCGCTATGGTTCGCACCAGCTGGCTTTAGCCGTGGCGGTCTTACGGAAGCTAGCTCTGGTTTAGGCGTTAGTCGCACAGCGCTGCAATTAAATGCTAGCGACCGTGATTTACTATATGCTGCGAACATCAACCCGATAGCTACCTTCCCAAATGAAGGTGTAGTAATCTTTGGTCAAAAAACGCTACAACAAACACCAAGTGCGCTTGATCGTGTGAATGTTCGTAGATTACTAAACTTTATCAAAAAACAAATTTCAAGAGTTGCTACGCGTGTTCTATTTGAACCAAACGTTGAAGACACTTGGAATAACTTTAAAGGCGTTGTAAACCCATTCCTAGCAGCAATTAAAGCTAATTATGGTCTTGATGATGCAAGAGTCATTCTTGATTCTTCAACAACAACGGCAGATTTAATAGATCGCAACACGCTTTACTGCAAAATTTTGTTAAAGCCAACCAGAGCCATTGAGTTTATCGCTATTGATTTTGTGGTTACAAACTCTGGTGCATCATTTAGCGAACAATAAAAAGAATTAGGAGAATAACAATATGGCATTCTGGAACGAAACAGCTTTAGACCCAAAGCGTCAATTTAAATTTAGATTAAGTTTTACTGGACCAATTCTCGGCGGACCTGACACAAAATTTCTTGCCCAAAGCGCCGATAGACCAGTGTGGACAATCAGCGGTGAAACAAAAGTAGATTTTCTTGATAAATCGTTTAACTTTCCCGGTAAGGTTAAATGGAATGATGTTAAAGTAAAATTTGTTGATAGTGCAGGGGCTAATGTAAATGTTTCTAAGCAATCGTATGAATACTTAGCGAAAACTGGATGGTTAAAACCGGGAAACGGTGCAGTGGCAGGTGAAGCTTTTAATCCCGCCGTACAAACCGCTGCTAACTATAAAACAATTGGTAAAGCAAGCGCAGCTAATGCCGCAGGCACCGTAGTAATTGAAGTTCTTAACTCTGGTGGTAACCCTGAAGACAAATGGACACTAAACAATGCATTTATTACCACAGTTGCGTTAAACAATCTTGATTATGCCGCCGAAGGCATCCTAACTGCTGAATACACATTTAAATATGATTGGGCAGATTACGGCGTTTAAAAAGTAAAAAATTTATTTGGTATCTATTTAGAAGAAAAGAGGTATCAAATATGACATTTTGGAATGACCCAAAGAGCCTTGTTCCCAAACAACAGCATCGTTGGGTCATTTCTTTTGACCAAAAAGATTTTAGTTTTAACGAACGCACTCTAATCGGAGAGCAAGAAGGCGCTCAAAATTATATTCCATATTGGTTTGCTAAAAGCGTAGATAAACCATCTTATGAATTAAGAAGCATACAAACTAAATACTTATTTTCTCATACATTTAATTTTCCAACCAGACCTGTTTGGAAACCAATAACTATTGTTTTTTATGATGTTGTAAATAGGGGAGGAAAATTACGTTATTACACGCGTCCCACTTTAGTCAATAACAAAATTGTTGAAAAAACAGATGAAGGCGCTGATAATTTGTTTGTTCATTCAACACAAGTTTTTTTCTACAAACTTTTACAAGACTCCGGTTATTTTAATCCTCAAGAATTTGAAGAACCAGATTCTCTTGTCCGAATGAAAAAATATAACTTTAAAAAAGATATGATTGATGCTTTAATAGGTAATAAATCACCGGGATCATTATCTTCTAACACAGATTATCAAATATCAAATGGTAAAAAAATTTTTACAGACACAGGCAAGTGGAATAGTTTAAAAATTATTGAACTTGGAACACAAGGAAACAAAGCAGAAACTTGGAAACTATATAATCCACTTTTCACAGATGTTAAATTTGATAAACTAGATTATTCTGGAGATAATATATTAACAATTAGTGTTACTGTAAATTATGATTGGGCTGAGTTAGAGGCGCAAAAAGCTCTAACAGATGAATTTATAAATTTTAGTGAATATCTTCGCTCTGAAAGATTTGCTGATTCTAAGGAAAAATTTAGAAACAGATTTGACGCCGATCCAGAAAATATAATCAACATAGCATCTGCAAACGCTTTACCGACTCGTCGTGAAGGCTTGCCTACCGGCGATCCAAGAGAGAGAGGGCAAGCTGTAGATCCAACAATAGCTAGCAGAAGACTTTCTGCCGACATAAATAGCGGAGGAAGAGTAAGCCCGAGAGAGTTCACAAGAGACGCAGAAAATGCTGCTTCCGATCTTAGCTCTTTAACTAGACAAGGATTAACAAAAACTCCAACTACAAGTGCGCAAGTATTACAATCTTATTTTAACTCTAATCCTAGTTTCAATGAAGCAGTGGCCACAAGGCAAGCAAATTTTGAAGCAACTGCTACAAACTCAGGAGTAGCAAGAAGAAGGGCAGAAACAGCTTTAGCTTCCGACATTCAACAGCTTAGTGACAGTTCACGAAATGGTAGACGCGCAGTCACTTCAGCTCCAGCGGAACCATCAAGTGCAGTTCCAACAAGAGGTTCAACGTTACCCAAAATAGACTAACAGAAAGTGAGTAAAAAATGAAAAGTAGTTTAGAAGATCGTTTTGAACACATTAGACAGCAAGCATCAGTCGAACCACCACAGCAAGAAGTAATAGGGAGCAACGCTTCACCTCTTAGTTTCGTTATCCCCACAGAATTAGTTGATTTACCATCCCGTGGAAAATATTATGCCGAAGGTCATCCACTTAAAGATAAAACAACTGTTGAAATTCGGCAAATGACAACTAAAGAGGAAGACATTTTAACAAACAAATCTTTTATTAAAAAAGGTATTGTTATTGATAGGCTAATTCAATCGCTGCTTATTGATAAAAACATTGATTCAAAAACGCTGCTAGTAGGCGATAAAAATGCTATTATGGTTGCGGCGCGCATAGCATCTTACGGACCTAATTATGATGTTTCTATCTCATGCTTAGAATGTGGTTTTAAATCTTCCCACACAATAGATTTAAACGAAACTGTTGTTGAAGACAGTGATTTACTTGAAGAAAAAGCCTCACAAAACAAAAAATTTGAGCATGTACGTACGCCCTATGGTAGTTTAGTAATCGCGTTACCAAAAACAAATTGGGCAGTTGAGTGCAAGTTACTTGACGGCAATGATGAAATAAAAATTTTTAATCTGCTAGAAGAAAAAAAATTAAAAGATCAAAGCGCATCAGTTTCAATTGTTGAGCAATTACTATTTATTGTTTCTTCAATAAATGGTGTTTTTGATAGAGCAACAATAAAAGAAGCCATTGAAATAATGCCTTCATCTGATGGACATCATTTAAGGAATGTTTATCAAAAATTAATTCCTAACATCAGAATTGAAAAAAAGTATACTTGCAGCTCTTGTTTTTCGGAGCAGGAGGTAGAACTGCCATTTACGCAGGAGTTTTTTTGGCCTAAACAGTAAATACACAGAAAGCGTTTATGACCAAATATTTTCTTTAAAGTATTATGGCGGTTGGTCTTTTACAGAATTGTATAATCTGCCGGTTGGTTTGCGAAATTGGTTTACAGAAAAACTTGCAAAGCAACTAAAAGAAGAAGCAGAAAATATGAAAAAAAATTCTAAATAATTAAAGTGGGATTTATGTCCCACTTTTTTTATTGTTGCATAATTATTATAAGTTTATTTGAGGATAAAAAATGGCAACTCCCCCACCCGGCCCCGGCGGCGGCACTGACATTCTAGGCGCTTTAAGCGATCCTGCTACGCTATTAGCTGTTAAAGAATTTAATACACGGCTTGGACAACTTGAAGAGTCTGTACAAAAATTTGGTGCAAGGATTGCCTTAACTACTCAGGAGCAATTTCTTTCTGCAATCAAAAAACTAAAAGAAGAAACTTTTAGCGATCTTAAAGCTACAAAAGAATATTTAAATGATTTAGAAAGAGCTTATGAACAAATAGGCACAGTCATTGAAGAAAGAATAAAAGGCATTTTAAAGGAAGGTGTGGCGTTACAAGAAAACACAGAAAAAAGCACAGAAGCTTTAAATAAAGCTATTGAAGAAACAACAGCTGCGTATATGAATGCAACCCCAGTTGTTCAACAATATTACGATGAGCTAGGTGGTGCAAATGCTGAACAAAAACTTAAAAAAATTAATGAGCTTACTCATCAAAATAATCAAGAATTAGATAATGCTAAAATAGCTTTAGACAAGGCAACCGAAGCTCTTAAAGATAGAAATAGCGAATTTGTTATTGCTAAACGAAATCTAGAAGAGCTTACTGATCTTGAAGCAAAAAAAAGAAGTAGCGATCTTACTTTTGCAGAAGAAAGTAGGTTGTTTGCTCTGCAAAAAAGACAAGCTGAAAACCTTGCAACAGTAGAACGAGAAAACGCGCTGTTGACTGAACAAGCAGCAGCAACTAGCAGAATAGCTGCTGCGGAAGCTGAACAAGAAAAATTAAGAGCAGCAAGAGCATTACAAGAAAAGCAAGAAGGAGTTGAAATTTTAGAGATTGTAAATGAAAAAAATAAAGCTCAACAAAAAATTCTTGAATTAAAAAAATTAGAATTAGCCGCAACAATTCCACTAGCAGAAATGGAAAAAATGCGTGTTGAAGGTTTAAAAGATGTTAATAGTAAATTTGGGAGTTATTTAGAAAAATTATCTCCCGGCGCTAAAGACACAAATATTTTTGCATCTGCCATGCTATCGCTTGAATTTGCTACTAAAAAAACAGGTAGTGGTATTAAAAATTTAACCGATGTTGCACTAGCCGGAATGAAAGAGGCGTTTCTAAATCCACAAGCTGCTGCTAATTCTTTTTTTAATTTAATAAATGATAAACTTATTAAATCAACATTTGAATTTGATAGTGCGTTAGCAAGCGTTAACAGGGAAACAGGCGGCTTTCGTAAAGAATTTGAGCAAATAGCTACTAGCGGTAACAGCTTGGTAAAAGCACCGGACATTGCGCAATTTGCTAACTTAGGCATGACTCTTGAGAAAGTTGGTAAAGTCTATGGTGAACTTTCCAAAGCTATTGTAGGGTTTAATGCATTATCAAAAGAGGAAAGAGAAAATCTTACAAAAACTGCTGCTGAGCTAAATTTATTAGGAATTTCGGCACAAACTTTTTCAAATTTAAACACAAAATTTATGACTAGTTTTGGGGTTTCTGCCGAAGCGGCATCCAGAATGATGAAGGACGTTGCTAAAGATGCTATTGGTCTTGGACAAGACGTTGCAAAATATGCCGAGGGCTTAAACAGCGTTATGAGTAAAGTCAGTGGGTATGGCAGAGAAGCAACTGAAATTTATAAACAACTCCAAGGTATTTCGCAAGCAACAAAAGGCGTTATTTCTGCAACTGACCTAACTTCTATTTCTGATAAATTTGCCACTTTTGACCAAGCTGCGGATGCTGTCTCTAAGCTTAATTCCATGCTTGGAACAACATCTCTCAATATCATGGATATGATGCAAAAAGATCCGGCAGAACAGATTATGGCTATTAAAAAAGCAGCAACAGACTCTGGTTTGGAATTTGATAAGCTAAACATTGGCTATAAGCGTTTATTAGCCGAGTATTTTGGCGGCGACATTAATAAAGCTGCTGCTTTTTTTAAAATGGATCTACAAGAAGCAAACAATCTTATGAACAAAGCAAGCGCAACAGAAAAAGAACTTGAACAGCGTAAGCAAGCTTCAGTTGCAGCTCAAGAAAAAATGAAAGCAACGATGGATCAATTTATGCTTTCATTAACTCCGCTTGTCAACATTGTTAATGGTGCGCTAACATTGGTTAATAATTTAACTGATAAAATTGGTGTAATTCCAATAGTAGTAGGCATTGGACTATTAGCTTTTTATCGTGTGCGAAAGGCGGTTACTAACATTAAAGAACAGGCGGTTGAAGCGGGAGAAAAATTTAAAACTGCTTTTGATGATGTTAAAAAATCTATCGAAGCGGTTGTAGCAGCGGTCGAAAAATTAAACACCAATCTTACAACTTCTAAAAAAACTGTAGAAGAATTAAAAGAAGAAGCCAAAGGTATGAAAGGCAGTATGGCAGCGCTTAATCCTGCTCAGCCGCCGGGCACGGGGGGCATCAATGAGGCAGCCGATGAACTTCTTGAAGCTTTACCAAAAAAAGGCTTCTTAGGCAAGGTTGGTGGTTTTTTAAAAAATCCTCTAGTTCAAATTGGATTAGCGATGGGTGGCGATTATTTGATGGAGAATGCAGATAGCATATTTGGTTTGGGTGGAGCAAAAGGCAACGATATGATTTTTCGTTCTGCCCCCGGCAGACCAGCTGAAAAAATTGCTGATGTTCCATCTACAGAAGTAATTGACTTCAAAGGTGCGTATAAAGACGGTCCACTTGATAAAATGACAAATTTTATAGCTGGTTCTAACACAAATATTTCCAAAAGCAACATTGGAGGTACAAACAGCTCCAGTAATAGTTTAGCTCAAAATTTCTTTTCTGAAGAATCGCCAATGGTTTCTACCCTTAAAGAATTTAATAAATCTGTTTCTAACAATTCAAATGCAGTCAAAGAAGCTACTATGGCTACTTTTGATAATGAAAATTTTAAACAAGTTGTTGAAAGCACTAAAGATGTTCAAAAAATGGCTGCTGAAAAAATAGCAACAGAAAAACAAATAACTACTAACAACTTTACAAGCGCAATTAATAATTCTGAGCTTATGAGCAGAGAGGTTGTAAACAATACTCAAAGCGCTGTTCCTAAAGATTTAAAAATGTCCTCTACCCTAAACATAAACTTAGGAAACAAATTTATTGACGCCATAACAGAAGAAGTGGTTTCAAAAATGCATTCAACGGTATAACACATGAGATTTTCTGATAACGAAGTTAATTTAAGATTTCTATCATTAAAAGAAGCATCAACACCAAGAAAACTTTATTTTAAATCTTATTTAGAAAAATGCGATTTAGAATGGAAGGTTGAAAGAGTTAGCCTTGATAAGGCTGGTCTTAACGATTATATTCTTGATACTATTGTTGGTTTTGCTCCATATATTAGTTTAGAATTAATGTTTTTTCTGAATATAGAGAAGAAGCAATAGAAAATTATGATAAACTTATGACGCTCATTGATTTTATAAGACCTGTTTACAGAGCTGAAAAGAATGACAAGGCAAAGTCGTATGCAGATTTAACGTTTACAATGGATAAACTTTTAAATCAAGAACCAAACATGTTTTTTAGATTTAAAGGTTTACCAAAAATTTTAAAAGCTCCCCACTCGCAAATTACTACAAAAACTGATGGTACTAAAACAGCTGTTGCCTTGCCGGGGGTAACCATAGATGATTTACCGATGGCGATTACACAGTTTAATTATTTAATTAATAAAGAAATGGGCTATTTACAAGTGCCTTACGATGGCACAAAGCAAGAACAAAAAATGCTGTTTTCAACAGGCAAGATGCGTCTTATTCCGATAGCTTATAAAATTTCTATGGCTTTTAGAGTTGCCGCAAAACCAGCTAATTTTGCTACTATTAATTATGGGACGAATGATCTAACAAAGGTTAAGTTTCCTAATGACAAAATTTTTATAACTGAAACGAAAGCCGTAGAAGATGCAGCAAGAGCTATCGCTGGTGGTCGTGGCGGTGCCGCTTCCGCCGCTCCCGCCGCTTCCGCTGCTCCCGCTGCTGGGGCTGCTCGAATTGATTGGGCTACTATACAAAAAAACACTTTAATTGATTACGGGAAAACCGAAATAACAACTTTCGAGGAACTCCTTATAGAATTTGAAACTAAATTGTTTTTTAAAGGAGATGAAAAAAACCCGAAAACGACTATATTCCTAGAATATGTGGATCTTAAAAATAAAAGTCGCGCTTTAAAAATGTATTCTAATTTAGAAATTTTAAGAATGAAAATTGATGAATTAGAACAAAAATTTAATACAACAGATTTTAAAGGA